ACCCATACGACGCTGCCCCACCGGCTGTCGATCCTGGCACCCCTCCGCCACCAGACCCACCCGCCAAGGCCGCTCTTGTTGGAGCTGAGCTACATCCACCGCCTCCGCCACCCTTGGCAAGGAACGGCCCAAACTGGCTATCGCTGCCAATGTTTCCGGCGAGAGCGTTGCCGCCACTCGCGGTGACCGACGCGCCGCCCGCCCCGATCACCACAGGTTCGGATGTGATGCCTAACGTGTAAGTGACTGCAATGACTCCGCCACCGCCACCACCACCGGCAATATACGATCCGCCTGACGCGCCGCCCGCAACCACCAAAACTTGCGCCGTCACATTCCGGCTTGCGTACACCGACCCGGTACCGGAACTCCACGTATACGTGTCATATACGCGACCCTGATACGTCAGGGTTCCCGTTGCGGGACTGCCAGTGGTGGTTATAGTCAATGCGCCTCCTGCACCACCCGCCGCCGTATTTGAACGCACGAGGCTGCGCCACTTTGCCCCGGTAATATTGGAACCGCCAGCGTTGCTTACACTCACGGCCCGGTCAACCCGTACGCGGTGATGTCGATCATCATGACACCTGCACCCCATCGGCACTGATCACAACATCCGGCGAGGTCGCGGATGCCACAAGGTACCGCCAGGTCGTATCAAGAACGTGACCGGCACTCAGTAGCACGCTGTCGTTCGCCGCTATCGTTGCGTCCCCGGTGATTGTCCAGTCCCCGTGGTAGGCGTCGCGCTTGGACTTCGATATGCGGTACGTCGCCGAGGATGCGCCATTGTTCGCGATGCTGAGATTGGATAGCACCGTCATCGTCGAGGCAGTCGCCCCGTTGTCGTACACCGTCGCACTGGCCGGGTTCGCGGTGATCGTCGCGCTCGCGAACGTGCCCGTGATCGTGGTGGAAGTCACGGTCTGCGACGCGGACACGGTGTACGTTCCCGTCCCGCCTTTGCCAGTCCCGAGCGCGGTGATCGTGGTTCCGCCCGTCACGCCGGTCCCGCCCACGGTCTGCCCGACGCGCAGCCTGCCAGACGTGACCGCGGTCACCGTCAGGGTCGTCGTCGCAATGGACCCGGTTACCACGGCGTTCGTCGACTGGCCGGCGTACAGGGTCGTCGAGGTCACCGTCTGCGACGCGGACAGCGTGTACGTGCCCGTGCCTCCGGTCCCGGTTCCGAGCGCGGTGATGTACGTCCCGGCCGTCACGCCGGTCCCGTCCACGGTCTGCCCGACCGCAAGCGTTCCGGAGGCTACCGCGCTGACGGTCAGCACCGTTGTCGCGATTGCAGCCGTCATCACGACGGCATCCTGATAGGTTGCAAACGCAGTCCCGGTCCCGCCCGTCGAGGTTCCGAGCGCGATGATTTGCAACCCCGGTGCCAGGCCAGTCGCGGACAGTTGCTGCCCGGTTGCCAGCGTGCCCGTCAATGCGGTGACGTTCACCGTCAGGTTCGATACCGTCGCGGTCAAACTCCCTGCAACGATGCCGGGTCGCACGAACCCGAGTGCTTTTACGGTTTCCGGCATTACATGCCTCCCAACAAAAACGACTTTTGGAACCCGCCCCCGCCGATTGATTGTTCCGCGCCGGCAGCGCCAGCCCGGTAATACAACGCTCCATCCGTCTTCGCGTACACCGCCGTCAGTCCGGCCCCTGGTGCACTCGGACTGGACGATTGCTGCACGAACGTGTGCACCACGCCGTCCGGCGATATCACGAGGATATTGCCTTTGACGGTATTGTGATCAGAAGCAAGGATCGTGTCGGTGCCACCGACGACCGTCCGCATTGTGCCCCAGGCCATGATCGTGCTCCTACGTTGTTGACAGTGTAACCGTCCACGATACCGTGGCGGTCTGGCTAGACGTCTTAGACCAGGACGTCAGGATGCGCGCAAACAGCGTCCCGGAACCCGCCGTAGCAGTTGCCCCGGTAAACAGTCCGAGTTCCGTCCACGACCCGTTTGCGACAGACGTCGGATAGAACGCCTCCAGCGTCGCCGTCGCCGAACTGACTTCGGCAACCGATGCGTTTCGCCACGTGGCGGTATCCGGGGTCACGAGCGCGGTGTCACCCGCGTTAACGGCCGTCGTCCCCGTCCCGAGTTCGAGGTACCACGACGTGGCGCTGAACGTATCGGCACCGATCAGCGCGGATGCGAGTTGGTTCAGGCCCGCGGTTACCACGAGGTTTGGCCCCTCGGCAACCACGACATCGTCGACCCGGACGGTGACGTACCCACGCACGCCGATGCTGTTATTGGTATATACCGCGTCCATATTTCGTCACATCGTACTTCGGCGTGGTAGGCGCCTCGACAGTCACGGTGACCGCCTCCGAGCGCATATAAACGATCTGATCCGCCGCGATGAATTGTTGCAACGGTCGCCCCCGGACGTCCGAGGATGCAGGACGCAACCCGTCAATGATGCGCGCCATGACGCGCGTGATGTCCTCAGCAGCCATTGCTACAACTCTCCATATATATCGGTTGACAGCGTCAGGTCGACCTGCCACTGGTCCGGCGTGGCAAACCGCTTCTGGACGTCAGTCACGTACAGGTCGACGCCGAACGCGAATGCGCCCCCGAACCGTCGGTCCGACGTGAACCGGAATACCTGACCGTCACGCCAGCCGGACCCGAACACGCGTGCGGTCCCGACCCATTTGTGTGCACGGGTCGCCAGGTAGAGTTGCGCCCGCGCCTTGATCGCGTCCTGCGACACGTTCACGAGTTCGGACGCGCTGAACACATCCTCGTAGACGCCCGTCGAAACGGACGACCCTTCACGGGTCAGCACCTCGGTGATTGATGCGCCATCAACGACGCGGTTCACCTTGGGCTCAATGTCGAGGTACGGGTATGTCACCGCAACCGTCGCCCCCGCAGGAGGCACGGTCTCAAAGCGGACGCCCCAGTTCGGCAGGCACAGAAGTGCCTTGTCTCGCGTGTTGCCGTCACCGGGTTTCCCGTCAATGTTCTCCCGCAATAGTCCGCCGTTGGTTGTCGTATACAGCGTCGGTGGACCAATCAGTGGCGTCACGGTCACCGTCGTCCCGTTGTACGTTGCTGGCTCATATCCCAGCGGGAAGAACGACGCATACCCGTCGGCTGTCGCCAATGGTTGCGCGAACGATAGTGGTGCGCCGTCATCGTCCGTCGCCACCGACTTCGCGTCCTTGATGAACACGACGTTCGTGATCTGGTCGCCGACTTCCTCAAGGACGAGGTCGCCAATGGTCGTCTGCGTTTCCCACGTCAGGCTCGCAACCGGCGCTGCGGATGCAGCCCCGGTCAACGGCTGGAAGACGACGTTGCGGTCGTAATCGACGTACCACTTGTACCCGACGATTTTCGCGATGCGGTCAATCGCGCTTGATGGCGCCTCGAAGTCGTACACCTGTTGCGGGATCACATTGCCGTCTGCGATCAGCGACTGCCCCCACGTGATCGCACCCTGATTGCACGTCCCGGTGATGATCGCCTTGACGATGTTTCCCGCAAGATCGGTCGTCGCCTCGTCGTCACCGGCCGGGATCTTCACGCCCTGAACAAGGTAACGGTCAAACCATCGCGTGTAATCGCTGCAATCGACCGCGTACATGTACGATGATGTCCCACCGGATGATTCCGACACGCGCTGCGTCACGCCTGCGAATTCCTTCGTCCCATCCACGGTCAGGATCACTTCGCGTCCGGCACGCGGAATTGCCACCGCCGGGGTCGTCCCCGAGAACGGCACCACGACCTCGAACGACAGCGTCCCGGCGCGATCCCGCAACGATGAACGCACCGCGATGCTTTCGATGCGCGTGTACGCCTCATACGCGGTACCACCGATTGTCAGGGTCACCGAGAGTGGCACGTCAGGCGGTCCCGAACGGCAGTCGCCGTTGCAGTCCGAGTTGACGTCTGAACGCGTCGGCGGCTGCGCGTCCGGCGGTTGCGCCGTCGGCAAACCCGCTTACGTTGATGATCACGGTATCAATGCCTCCGGCACCGAACGATCCAAGCGGTGACGCGCCAGGCATCGTGTCAAGTGGCACAAGTGCCTCGGGTCCAGCCTCGCCGATCATCGCCATCGTCGGTTGCGTCACGATGGCACCACGCGCGCCGACGGTCTTGAAGTTGTGCACGACCCATCGCGCGGTTCCCACGAGGTAGGTGTGCGATGGATGATCGACGTGGATGTTGTGGACCGTCGCGACCCGTCCAGCATCGTGCGATTCCTCGACAATCTCCCGCCCGGTTGCAGTCATGACCACCGACCCTGCCCGTAATTCGTCAGCGCGTCGCCATCCGTCCGGCGTCAGGAACGGATGTTCCGCCGTGGTGCTGACCACGTCACCGTAAATGCGCAGGTGCCACACCGGATGATCTGCGTGCACGAGCGTGTCCGCGACGGTCGACATGACAACGGTCCCGGTTTCCAGGTCGTACACCTCGACGATGTCGCCAGTCACGATCTCCGCGATCCTCATCAGACCGTTTGCTGTCCACACCCGCGTGTCCGCCGTGAAGCACGCGAACCCCCGTCGGCCACCAGCAACGGCCTGCACGATGGTCGCTGCAATCCCCGCAACCACGAGCGCGGCTGCCGTCAACGTCGCGCTTGAGGTTTCCCCGCCGACGCCTTGCGCCACCGGCGGAACACTCAGTCCCTGTGCATTCGGACCCGTCGAGTCGGTGACCGCGTTGTCCGCCTCAATGGTGCGGTGCACCGTCGTGATCATCCGCGGAATTGATGCGAGCGCGTCGATGATCGACCGGATGCCTGACTCCACGCCCCCAAAGTCGATCCCGAACGCGATGATGATCAACGTGGGAATCAAGGACAGGCCGTACATCAATTTCGCCACCGCGTCAAGCGCCTGCGTGACTATGCCGGAGACCTCGAATTGCCAAGGCGCGTCCGGTGTCACGATCTCAATGATGCGCGTCCTGAGATCTGCAAGTTTGTCCAGCGCATCGGTCACGATACCCCTGACGGTAACCGTCCACGGCTCTGCGGGTTCGCGCAGGCTCGTCGTGCGCTCCTTGATGTCATCCATCGACGCGACTGCGTCGCCAGTGTCGGCCGTCACCTTGATGGCGACATCCCGACCCATCAACGTGTCGAGTTTGTTGCGGACCTCGTCATACCCGCTCAGTGCGAGATTGACGAGAATTTCCATGCCTTTGAGACCAGGCACGACGAACTCGGCAATGTTCCATAGCACCTTGATATTGATGTCCGAGAATGTCGGCAGTTTCAGGACCGCCACGTCCCACAGAACCTTGATGGTTGCAACGGGATTGGTCACAAGTTTGGCGATCCACCCGAGCAGTTCGACAATCCAGTCGCGTGCCTCGGCGAAGATCTTCGGCCATTCGCCAATCCGCGCGCCCCATGCCATGACCCAGTCGATGCCAGCCTTCAGCGCGTTGCCAAGGGCACGCAGGTAATCCCACACCGGCTTCAGCAAACGTGCCACGAATTGCAGCCCCGCGCCCAACACACGCATGACGAGCGTAAACGCCTTCAGCGCAATCGTCAGGAACGGTAGGACCGCACGACCCATGTCAAACAGGATCGTCATCACCGGCCGGATGACTTCTAAGACCGCCTTGAACGCCTCTCCGGCGGCTGCAAGGAAGTCCTGGAACTCCTGCGACGCGGTGATCGCGCCAATGCCCGCGTCAAGGTCCGCCAAGAGGTCAATCATGCCCCGCAGGTACTGCTTGGTCAGCGGTTCGAGCGCCTTGCCGAGCGTCGCCAGACTGCGCGTCAGTTTCGCGTCCATCGTGGACGACAGTCCCTTGACCGACTGCGAAGCGCGCTCGGTTGACCCGCCGAACTGCTTTTCGATCTGGTCAATGAGCAGCGGCAGAACCTTCTTCGAGACCAATTGCCCCTTCGATGCCATTTCGCCAAGCGCGGATGTCGATACGCCCATCGCGTCGGCCAGCATCTTTTGCGCCGGTATGCCCGCTTCCGCAAACTGGTTCAGTTCCTCCTGGCTGACCTTGCCTTTCAGCAGCATTTGCGAGAACGCAAGTGACGCGCGCCCAAACGTTTCGGCGCTGTCGCCGCTGATGTCGGAAAGTCCCGTCATGACGCGCGTCAGATCCTCGGCTGCGACGCCTGCGCCCAGTAGCCGCTGCGCGGATTGCATCACCGCCGCGTCGTCAAATGGCGACCAGTCCGCAAACTCCTGCAATTTCTTGAAGGTCGCGTCGGCCTTTGCGGCGTCGCCGGTCAAACGTAACAGCGTATTCCGGTATCCCTCGACTTCGGACGCTGCAGCCACACTCGCCTTGACGACGGCGATGGTGCCTGCCACCAGCGCTGCCGTGGCTGCGACCGCAACGCCGATCCCGATGGCCGCCATGTTGGCACCGCCACCGACCGACGTCAATGCCCGCGCTGCGCCGAGCGCGCCACCGGACGTACCGGACATCCCGGAGTTCAGTCCGTTCAGTGCCCCGTTGATGCGCTTGAGCGCCGGGGTCGCCTGATCATTGACGACGGCATTGATGCGCAGGTTCGCGACGTTCGCCATGGTTACCTCTTCCGGTTCGCCCGTGCCTTGCGGTCACGCTCTTGCCGGACCTGCGCCTCGTAACTTTCAACCAGGAGCAACCGTGTGCGCCAGAGCGGTTCAAGCCGGACGAGTTGTTCCGGCGTCCACCCGTAGCGCCTCATCAGAAGCACATCGGACGTCCACGCCGGGCCCTCGGCCCGCCCCTCTACCCAGTGCCAGAGTCGCTCCCGCTCACTTTTGGGACCGTCACCAGTTCCCCGACCAAGGTCAGGATCGCCTCGACGACGTGCGCCGGTAGCCGGTCCAGAGTTTCCGTCGTCACCGGCACTGGCAATTCCTCGCCGGTATCGACGTCCGTCAGTGACCATCCCGTGATCATTGACGCCACCTGCGCCAATGACCGCAGGAACTCATCCTCGATGGACGATGCGCGGATCATCCGTGCCTTCGTCGTCCACCGCATCGCCTCGGGATGTTCGACGTCGACCCAGTGCCCCGGTTCCCCGGATGCATCGAGTGCCAGCCTCACGGTGCGAAGTGGTTTCGCGTATCCCATTGCTTCCCCTTAATATGCAGTCTGCGTGTTATTCAGGACAAACTTGCACGGCCCGCCATCGGTCGTGTTGTGAAGGCATCGGCCGGACAACGTGATCTGGTACAGGCCTCCCCCAAGGTCGCGCGTCGCCGGACCATCGCCGAATGACGCTTGGGTCGCGGTGAACACGAGGGATCGCAGCGTCGTCGTCGCGCCGTACGTCCAAGTCAGGACGATGGCGGACTCGTTGAACGCACCGGATGTTCCCATGTATTTAGCCAGATCGTCCACGGACGATGTGCCCGTGTCCAGACTGATCGAGAACGTCGCCTCAAGTGGCTGCTCGTCAATGCGCGACGGGTCACGGCTTCCGGTCGTGTGAACCAGTTCCTGACCGCGCGCGAGGGTAAGTTCAAACGACGTGACGCGGTTCTGCGCGCTCCCGCCAATCGACACGGTCGTGTCAATGCCGATCCAGGGCTTGTTGGTTTCCGCGGTCAGCGACGCCGTTGCGGTTCCGCCCGATACACCAGTGACCGAAACCATCGAGGTCGAGTGCGTAAGCAGGCCATCGGCTGCGGTGAACGCCAACCGCAGTTCAGAGACCTTCGCCCCAGCATATTCGCGGTACGCGATGGGATTGGCGTCCTCAACCGTGAATGACGGCACGGCCGATCCGAGCGTGATCGTGTGCGGGTACACACCCGACACGGCGGTGCCCGTCGAAACGGTGCCCATGATGCCCGCCAGAAGATTTCCCGCAATGTCCGGCAATAACGGACCCTCAAGTGAGAGGCTCGCGCTTCCGCCACCTTGCAGGAGCGCAAAATCCATCGCAGCGATGCCACGACGGGCGCTGTCACGAACCGCAGCGTACTCGTTCGCGTACGTCGGGTCGGATGTGACCGGCAGAACCTTGGTCGCTGGGACCGCGGTTCCCCACGTCGACTCCTTGCCGAACTGGACTTTCGTTGTGCTAAGGATTGGCATCGGTTGCCTCCGGGGTCGGCGTCACGACCGTGTTGGTTGACGATGCGTCCGTCGATGGCACGTCCTGCCATCCGGCACGACGCAGATCGTCGGCGTCGATTTCGTCAATGTTCCACGCGCCACCCTTCGGCTCGTAGGCGCGTGGTCCCATCGACACACGCGTCACGTCCGACTCCGCGGGCGGTTGCAATTTCACGGCCATTGTCAAGCCTCCACCCACGTTGTCGCGTGGTACAGATCGCATTCGAGCGTCAGATCCGCGCCCATGAACTCGTTCCCGTTGTATTCAACCATACCGATTGTGGCACGTGTCAGCCGGACCTGACGCACGGTGTTCGCCAGATCCTGATTGGCTGCGATCAGCGCCCGATACGCGTCCACGAATGCCAGGACGGCAGGATGCGCGCGTGCCATCGTCGGCAGGTTCGTCAAATACATCACCGTGATGGTCGCCTGCTCGAATTGGAACCCCGTCGGCACCTGTCCGAACGGGTATTGATCAAACGTTGAAGACGACCAGTGATGAACCACGGCCGGCAACGCCGCGAGTTGTTCCGGCGGTTGGCTGAATATCAGGTTCGCCCGGACGCCGAGTGCCACGGTTGCAGCCTGCGCCACGGTTCCGAGTTGCGTCAGGGCATCCACGACCGTCATGGCAGCGACCTTGCGATCTGCGCAAACTTTGCCTCGACCGCCTTGGTTTCCTTGGCGACACTTCGCCGGATGACCGCCTTCATGGTCGGAATCGCCTTGGATATCCATCCAAGCGTCGACTGTCCGGCGCGTGACGCCGAAGTACCGACGCCGTCGGCACTATAGTGATATCCGGACGCGCTGCGCCCCTTGATCTTCTTCGCGTAATTCAGCGCCCACCCATACCGGAACCCGTCAGGGCTAATCCCCGCACCGGCCGAAACGCTACCCATCTGCGGCTTGGAATTGCCCTTGACGTCAAAGTAGCGCTGCTTCACTGCGGATAACAACGCGCCGGACCGCTCCGGCACGAACGCCGTGATGCGCTTTGCGCCTTGCGCTGTCGCCGACTGGATGACGCGACGCATCGCATCGCGGTAAACCGCGTCGCCCCCGAGCGCCTTCGAGATGCCCCGGAGTCCCGTGATATCGACGCGGATCGTGTTGCGACCACGCGATGCCATCAGGCCGCACCCAGTCCGCCACCGTGGCGGTACGGTTCAAGCATTCGGCGGACCATCGGATGCAGGCCCGCCTGGATGATCGGTCCGCTAAACTCCGCGCCCCCGGTGATCGGCGCGCCACCGCTGACTTGCTGGCGATACACGAGCGAGGATTGCATGATGCAAGCCTCTTTGACCACAAGCGGTGCGGTTGCGCCGTACCCGAACGTGGCAATAACCCGTACGCCACGTTCGTGCATCGGAAAGAGGTTCGATGACAATGGCGACAGAATCACCTGCGTATACGCCTTGCCCTTATTGGCTGCGTTGAACGGCGACGCGTAGCCGGTGCTTATTACCGTGTATGTTGACCAGTCGCCCGCGCTGTCATATGCCACCGAGGTCAGGGTCGTGAACGGATCGGTATTGACCGTCCACGGCCCAGTCGCCCGGTAGTAGCGCGTTTGGCCGAGAGGCTGGATGTCCGCACCGACATAATCATCAATCTGCCTGGACACAGCGTGGACGATCCGCGTGATGCGGTCGTCATCGACCGAGTCGGTGATCCCAAGTTCGGTCTTGACGTCGTCCTCGGTGCAGTAGATGTCCGTCGGCGCTGGCATGTCAGTCCTTAGGAGGCCGGATGAACGTACAACTTGACAGGGTTGTAGGTGGTCGTGTTTGCAGCCACCAATCGCCCGCCCGTCCTCTGGAAGGCGTAATAGCCTGTCTGAAGTGCATCTGCATAACGCTCGGTCATGCGAACGAGTTGCACGCCGGTGACGTCACGAATTACATACTTGGAAAAATCACCAAACGCGATTGACTTCGCCGACGCGGCTGCGGTTGCGACGTCGTTGTTGACGACAATTGGGTAGCCCATCAGCATGTCCGGCTGGCCCATCTGCACGGCTGGTTCCCAAAGTGGCCGGGACTGCCCGTCAACGAGTTTGCGCACGATGGCGACGGTTGCGTCCTTCATCATCCACCTGGCGTTCTGGCGATACGCCGAGTCGACCGAATAGACGAGGTCCACGAGGTCGGCATACAGCACGGTCGTGGTCTGGCCTGCGGCCCCGGTCTTGCCGGTAGCAGCCCCGACGATGACGCCGTACGGCTGACTTGATCCGGTACCCGTCGTCCAGTGCGCGTTCTGCGCGCGTCCGAGACGCTCGCCGAGCGCGTTGGCGATGAACTGGTCAAGAGGAAACTCGCTGTCCTGAAGCAACTGATTGGACACCAGGACCAGTCCCGAGGTGTACATGTAACTTGAAACCGTCAACTGACCAAACGTCATCGCGCTTTCGGAAATCGCGCTGTTCTCGGAGAGGATGGAACCGCTGACGCCGGTCTCGTCAACCGTCGGCAGGAGAAGGTCCGCGCCGGACTGTGTCGGGTAGACGGTTGACACCGAAAGCATCCCGCCGAACGCGCGACGGGCGGCCTCGATGCCGGACCCGAACTCGTAATTCACGAGATACCCACCGGCGGTCGTAGTTCCGACGGACTGTGCGCGACCCTCGGCCAGACGCTGACGGTTGTAGGCGCGGAGTTCAGGATCGAGATTCTCGTCAGTTCCGCGCAGCCACGCGTTGAACGCGCGCTTCTGCGCCTCGATTGACAGGCCCGCGCCGGTTGACGCCTTGCGCTCTTCGGTCTCAACAACGGAACCGCGCAGCGCGGTTTCCTCGGCTGCAAGACGCTGTGCCTTGCCAAGCGCGTCGATGCGCCGGTCAAGTGCGGACAAGTCCTTGTCCAGTGCCTCGAAACGGGTTTCGGCCTGTCCGTCCCAGTTCGCCTGGTCCTCGACGATTGCGCGCATTTCCAGCGCCAGCCGATTACGACTGTCGCGGAGTTCAGTAAGGTTCGACGCCATTGTGCTGCTCCTAGAGGCTGGTGACGCGTACCCGCGCACGGGCAAGCGTCAGTGTGGTTGACCGCGGATTGGTCAGGATTGCTGGCACCCGGACGGACCGGACCGCCACCGAGGTTTGCTGGTATGCCGGGTACGTCACCGCCGAAACGTCAAACAAGTCGCAATCAAGCAACTCGCGGACGTACCCCGTCGATCCCGATCCGGACCAGCGGTCCGTGACTGCCCGGAATGCGAACGACGCTTGATTGACGTCCCCGCGCCGGACCAATTCCACGACGTCGCGGCCCAGGCTCGTGTCCGGTAACAGGCACGAGAAGTAGAGGCCGGTCTCGTCTTCGCGCAGCGTCAAGGTGCCCGAAGCGGTGCGACCGAGTGGTGCCTCGGCCTCGTGGTTCCAGAGGCAGCGAACGTCCTGAGAGGCTGCCAGTGCGCGCGTGAACGCGCCACGGCGGATGATCTCGGTGAATTGCATCCCGTAGCCACCGTTGCGGCTGTCATCCTCTTCGGACTGCAGCGCCTGTGACGGTACGTCAAACAGTGCGGCGTAGCCCTCCAGGCGCAATCCCGTTGCAGGATCATCAGCGCCACGGAGTTCGACGCGCGCGCCCCGCAGTTCCAGCCGATCAGGGGCGGATGCGCGCTTTTCCTCGATTGCGACCATCGTGTCTCCTGTTGGTCGCGCGACCGGCGCGGTAGGGGTCATTGCCACTTTACAGGGTTTGACGTCATTCCGCAACAGGCAACGTCACCCCAGTCGCCCTTGCCAATGCGTTCCGGGCCGCCTCGGGCAGGGTGGACTGTCCCGCGATCCACGTTGCAAGCGCGGTCCGTTCGGCCAGTTCCAACGCCTCCTTGGCATCCTTCTCGGCGCGTTCGGCCTCGGCACGGGTCATGTCCGCATCCCGTTGCGTGATCTCCTCCGCCGTCAACGGTCGGACGGTCTCCACGCCGGTTTCACAGTTCAGTTCGATGGCGATGGGTGGTTCATTCATTAGGGCATTCCGTAGAGTCGAAATGTTGAGCCAATGGTCATATTAGCGATCTGACTTGTTATAGACAGAGAGGTAATTGCTGCTCCAAGAGTATCATACCCGTATATACGAGACGAACTAATAGCACTGCCAACAGGAGTACTTACTCTTGATCCAATAAAGTCGGCATGTGACCAATGGGTCTGTGTGCTTGTGTAGTTATATATATATACTGATATTGGAGACCGAGACGTTATTGCGTTAAGTGTCGCTCCAGAACCCATAGTTCCGGGCGCATATGCTATATATATAAAAGTATCATTAATCCATGCGGTATTTGCGACACCGACATTATATGATCCAAAAAAATGGTAATTATACGATGATGTCGATACTCCATTGTATCTTACATACACATAATCATCTAATCCTGCCACCAGACTGCTGCAAGATCCAGTGATGTATAGGGTTGTGTATGTTTGCGGAATTGAAGAAAATGTAACGGTATTAGTTGCACTCCCCAACGTGGTTGACGCGAGAAGCACCGGCATGCTCGCCGTTGAGTGGACGTGATCTGAACGGGCAAGGGTGCTTGCGCTCCCTGATGCAGCCGTGGCACCGCCCGTCACCGCGCCCGGTATGCCGAACGCCTCGCGACTATGCCGATGATCGGACAGCGCGACGGTGGTTGCGGTGCCCGTCGCCGCCGTGTCGCCGACTGCCGATGCGCCTGCGATGGCTGATCCAGGCATGGCATGGACGTGCGCTGAGTTGGCGACGGACGCGGCTGCGCCGGTGACGACGGTACCGCCAATGGTGAGCGCGGTCGGCGCTGCATACGTCGGCGTGACCGTCACGCTGCCTGTGGCTGCGCTGACGCTTATCCCGGTGCCTGCCAGCGCG